AACTGTAATCATGTCACTGCTTGCATACTGTCCATAGAGCCAACGGGGAAGACCGCTTGGAGAATTCGGCCTTGAGTGTAACGTCGATATATTTAGGTTCCCGTTCCCTAGCCGTAATTAACGGACCAAAACTCTTAGCAACCCTCCAACCACAACCTAAGATCAAAACGAGTTTTGGACCCTATTTCGAAGAATTAATTTTTAGCAACGAGAATTAAGGATTAGGAATAGCTTTATTAGATAGTACTACCACATTTAATACTGATAATTTACGATAATCAGGAAGAAGGATATTAGATATGCTAAAATCTAACGAATTCTCTGATTCCCCCAATTCCGCGAGGGCACGCGTGCCCATAGCCATCCAGGAACCGATGGATAGAGACTCCTCAGTAGTCATGACGGGACGGATCCCTGTGATCCCATGTCACACTACATTAACGGGTAGAGACTCTAACAATTCCACGACTAGTGATTCTTCATTAGTGACAGTGAAGGTTGGAAATAGGAAACAACCTATGAGGTTGTGTAAAGCATTTCAGATGATGCCATATAATGGTGATGAATTTGGTTTGCTGGGGGCTCTGGAAAAGTGTGCTATACACACGGTTTTTGAGTACATGAGAGCAAATAAGATACTTTTTGTGTCGAAGGATTTTTCTAAATTGAAAAATCTCTCGGAAAGTAAATTAACGTATAATATTGATATTGTACTTGATAATGGTTGGATGGTAGTATGTAGGAATGCGGTACCTCTAGGATTTCTAGTACCGGCATTTAGCGGTTATTTTTATATGCATCAAAATTGATATATACCATGCAATTTAGAATTACCCACGCACCGCGAACTAATTAATATGTGTGGACAAAATAAGCACTACCCTAGTTGGAACATTCATTGTTTTTCTAATATGAGTGAGTACGCTAGAGGAAGAACAACAGTGGAACAAGTTTTTTCTGATCTTAGTATGTATCAAGATCAAAAAGAAAAATTGTTTCGCAGAGCACGACGGCACCAGAAAATGGAGCCACACACCGGTATTTTTGACTTTCTCGATGATACTGTAACTGGTGTTGGCACATTAGCTGGAGGAGTTGCAGCGTTAGGTAAGCTGAAAAAGACATTAAAGAGAAGTTTAAAACATTCTATGGCTAGAACTAAAAATGCTTTAGAATATCGTAATAAAATTAGTGACAATGTCTTTGAACTTATAATATCCCGACTAGAGGATTTTGTTAGTCTTTTAACAATTTTGTTTGATAAGTCTAGCACCTCTAGTATGGTGGCCGCTGTTTCTTTGTATGCCCGGACCTTAGGTTGCACGAATTCATTTGTTGTAATGTTTACGAATATGTTTGTGCGCTTAATAAACGACAATCTCCCCCCTGACACCCCTACGACTGATGAAGATGATGATGAAGTACCTGAGATGGAGCAACAAACTGGCGATATTTTAGATAAAAGTAAATTTGGAATTTTTATAGAGTCTTTGCGAAATGTTTTTAAAAATTGGAAGATGGTTCGTCATTCTAAATTCACTTATGCAATTCTTGGATTATTTGCTCAAGTATTATCAGTTACAGTAATGCCAAAATCGTGGATCGAAACTGCTGCACAAAGTCCTGGTTTAATTGGATCTATTTCAAAGGTTATTCAGGACAGGATGCATGCTGGCGTCGAAAAAAATGAAAGTGTTCTTGATACTTTTTGTGAGTCCTGTATTTTTGTCATGGAGCGTGTTTACGGTGCCATTATGACTGGTGATGTATCTATGCTTTTTTATGATGATTCTGAGTTGAGACATTTGGATTCAGAATTCAGTGATTTAGTTGGAGCGAGGAATATTATTTTTCATGAATCTTTGGCTTCTTTCAGTTGTAAGATACCTTTTGTAAGTGAACATGACTACCAGAGGCGTTTACAAGATTGTTTAGAAGGTTTGAATAAGATTAAAATGAATGAATGTAAGAATGTTAAGAAAGACTTGCAATTTTATTCAGTTATTCAAAGTAAGATTCAAATGTTAAAGAATATTCAAGGTATAATTGCATCGCATTATAAAGCTAGTTGTGTAAAAGAGAAGCCTTTCGCAATTTTAATTGCTGGTCCTTCTGGCATTGGAAAATCTTGGATTAGCA